GACCGGTTTAGCCGCTGTCAATAAGCTAGTGTTAAATCCTAACACTCTTGCATAATAATACCCGGGTTGTATTGCTTCAAATTGATTTGAATTAGATGTAATCTTGATTTGATCACCAGTTCTTAAATCATCTGATTCTATCACTAACAAATTAGACTGATAGTTTAGTTGNGTNCCGTCAAATGTAATTGAAAAGGCTGGATCAAATATTATCTCTGGGGTTACTACGTACCCATCACCCGGATCAATGATTTGAACCTCAACCACCTTATCATCAACTAGCACTGAGCGCAATACTGCTTCTTTTCTAGGTGCTGGATATTTTGAAGTATCAATATATGCTTTAACTATGGGAGGGTCAACATAACCTCTACCAGAAGAGACAACAACAACTCCAGAAGAATCAGAATAAACTATAGTCTTTGGGTAATGCTCGGTAACTATAGTGTTGTCTACTCCTCTACTCAACCCATATAAACGTTTCTGTTCTCTATCAACTTGAGTATAACGAATTAATTCATCGTTGATTTTAATTAGTCCGGTAACCGGAACTCCTCGAGCATTTTCTAAGAAAATTTCAGTTGATGTTGTTCCCAAATATTTACTAACTACACCAATTTGTTGATTTTCTTTAGACTCTAATTCTAATCCAAAATTATTATACCATAAATTATATTCAGTGTTTGTTGACCAAATAGTGTCCGTAGATACTATATCTGCTTCTGTGTTAACATTAACATATTTTAGTTTAGGTGACTCATATCTAGAAGTGAAGGAACTAAATGTTGCAGGTAAGTCAAAGTCAGTCATACTCATTTCATAAGATTCAGTTCCTGAATATGTGAAGTAGAATTCTTTTAATACGGTATGATATGGTTTTATCTCGTTAATAAACCCTTCTAACAAATTAGTATTTTCATTTTGGTATTTTTGGTATGGTTTTAATTCTCGTATTTTATAACTAACATCAGCTAAACTAGTTTTAGTTAACCAAGGTAGATAATTGTTAGAGTTAACATTTTCACTTTGAATGTATTCAAACATTAATATTAGACTTTTATTTCTATGTTCAGCAAGTTCACCTGTATAAATCTGCTCATTTAATGCTCGTATTATATTTTTTGTTTCAACTGCAGGATATGCATCAAACGATGATACATCAAAGAAATCATCTCCGTATCCAATATTATCACCGACAGGATTCCATAACTTAGATGAGAATTCAATCGTTCCATCCTCAACTCCAATACGTTCCCAAACACCTGAAGTAAATTTATAGACTTCACGTTTACCTTGACTATTTTTAGAAACACCTACGATTGTGCCCTCTTTTACCGTCTCTTTTACTAAGTCATAGTAAGCATCAACCTCAAATATAGTCTTAACATTATCTGAGTAACCGTCAGCCCACCAATATACGTAGTCCCAAAACAAAGTTGTATCATAATCTTCACCAGCTAAACTTAAAAAATTCAAGTTAGGTAGTTCACTTATTGGATAGTTTTTCAATACTCTATTAGCATACTGTAAATAATTTTTTAATGCAGTACTTCTGTCGATGAACATTGTTTGGTTAGGTCTAGATCCAATACCAATTTGTAATAATTTAGGAAGTCCTGGATTAGGAAGAACTTGTCCAAAATCATCTTGACCAGCAAAACTTTCTATAAATTTTCTATATAGGCCTTCAGGAGCCAAATAATTTCTACCATCAGGCAACCCAGGTAAGAAATCATTAGTGTAGTTAGACCTTATTAATTGGAACTCAGAATGAATAGGTATATCAACATCAGTTGAACTATATCCTATATGTAAGTTTGTGGTTTTCTCATTGATGTACTCTCGCACATTATATAAACCAAATACATTTGGCTTAAGTGCTACAAAATAGTCTATACCAGAACCATGAGGATCTTTGATGTAACTTTCAATAACAGTATCTGTCAATGTCTTTCCATGGGCACTGAATAATTTGTTAGTATTTCTAACCCAATAATAATAATGCACATTTAAGTTACCACCGGCATCATTCTCATATGACATGCTATAACTTGAATAATCGTACGGTGTGCCCGGGCCCGGGTAGTTAATAGGTATAACATTACTTTCAATCCAACTGTACACCGTAACAATGCTTCCAGGAAACACTGCTCCCCAATATTTACTATTATATTCAATATCTTCTTGATGATAATTCATGAATTTGGTGCTAGAAATATCAAACCACAATGTTCCTACTTTGTTAGCAGTCCAAACTATAGTGCCGGTGAACATTTCATTATTGTATCCTGCAGGGTCTATAGTAGTGATAAAATCTAAGTTGTCAGCAATAGTTCCTAATAATTTACCTTGCAATGGGTCAAAATAATCAAGCGAATCTAGTGTTTGATTGGTTTCATTATCATATAGTTGAACTTTTTGAATTTTAGAAACATCTGTAATACTAGTTGATTTACGTAGAACAGACCAATGCTTGTCCCCAGTTAAATTTTGATATGCGACTGCACGACCAACATTGTTACCTGTAAGATACCTATGACTTGGTGCACCAATAACAGCATGGTTGTTTCTTAATGAAACTGATTTGCCATAATATGGTTGCTTACCATAGGAAGTAGATAAGTCAGGTAATGATTGAGCATATGTATAATTACCCAATGTCAATAAAGTCTCACCTTGTGAATCTATGTATTCATATATATACGCAGTACCTGCATTTTTATAGATATCTTCCCACTGAGTAAAGTTATTATCAAACACACAATCATTATGATTATTTGTATCATCTGTAAAATCAAATGAGGTGCTAAAATATCTGTCGGTGGTCGGGGCACCAACAATGAAGCTATTCAATTCATTAAACTTAACACTATAACCAAAACTAGTTCTTGAACTTGGTCTAGGGTCTGTAATTACCTCAGTCGTAATGTATTCTGAAATACCCAGTTGAGTTAGAATAGTTGATGGTGCAGCTAGTGCTTCTGTCCATGTGATTATAATTTCACCTGCATTCCATGGTGCCTGAACAAATGTAACTACGCTACCAGTCAAAGTAAAATATATAGTAATACTATTATCATTATTTAAAACAGCATTTGGTATATTAAGACCATCAATCGTTACGGTCAACGCTGATATATTTGCTGGAGCATTTTCTAATGTAAATGCCGCAGTAACACCGTCGCCAGTGAAAGTATCTTTGTGATAATAATTAGAACCAAAAACAGTGATGTTCAACTTATTATTAACTGGACCCAAATTAAAGTCACGTAAGCGAATATGTAACCTATTATCTTCGGAAGCATATGCAAACACGTTATTTACTACTGACAAATTTATCCTATTTGCAACATAGAATGCATCTCCTGCAATCCCTTGATATGGATCAGGATCAGGTAAACTAACTCTGAATCCATTAATGAAAATATCAACCGGACATAGTAAATGACATTGTATTATACCAGTAATAACACCGGTACGTTTTCCTTCATTAGTAAATCTGAACACTGCACCTTCGTGGCCTAAACTGTCTAAGTTATTAGGACTTCCCACAATCAAGTCAGTAGCAGAAGTGTTACAATCTAATGCAAATCCAAATTTTTCAAAACTATCAAATTCGTCAATGGTTCCAGCACCTTGCAATCGTTGCATAAGCAATACATTACCGCTACTAACTGTAATGATGTCACCTGATTTTAATTCCAAGAAAGTTACTAATAGGTTGGAGATTAATACGTAATATGAAGGATTAACTCTTACTTCATTAATGTAAACTGCTGATCCATAATTTGGTGTCCAAGACAAGAAGAAAAGAGCCGCACTGTTTAATGGACTGTCTCCAACAACTTCCCATTTTTCTACTAAACGATTGAATGAGAATACAAATCCTGTATCAACTAAGCCAGCACCATAACTCCAGTCAGCCAATGGTGATCCCACAAATAATCGAGTACCATCGTGGTTTGTTGCAAGTGAATATCCAAATTTATCTTGATATCCGCCGTAACCTTCACTAGATACTGCTCCGACTAAACTATAATTTAAAACTCCTAGATACATTGTACTACCGGTACTAACCGTATAAGGAATTGTTTCGTATATATACACTGTAGTAATTAATGTGCTTGAATTGTATTTTGCAGTTACGATTGTGTAGACATCATCTCCTACACCAAAAGCAGTGAATGTAATTCTACGACCTTGTGGTGCAGTTCCAATATCACCGTAAATATCAAATTGAGTTGATCCAGGGGTAATAGCAGAACTTAGGGTATAACCAACATCATAATAAATCAATCCCTGATCCAATTGGAAAGAGAAGAATAATCCAACTGTTGGGGAACCATCAAGTATTAAATCAGTTGCACTAATATATAAATAGTTACCATCGCCGGACAATGCCAATGCTGTACCCACAGAACCCACAGTAATTCCAGTACCAAACATTGTGTTAGTAAAACTTATTATTTGTTCTTCAACTAAACAGTTAATCTTAGAGTTAGCAACCATTCTGTAAATATAAATTTTACTTAGGTCTCCAAATGGATCCGGCTGTGAGATTACTAATATTTTATCATTTGATGCAATAGCACTACCAAATCCAGAACCTTGAGATAGGGTCGCTGATAATTTCCAATCAGTAGCCGACAATGCTGAGTCAACATAATAAAATACTTTACCAGCAGAAGGATCGGCTACTAAGTAGCCCGAGTCAATTGCAGCTACGGTTGCACCAAACTCAACTGATAGGGCTGGAGTAGATGCTGTTTTGTAAGTATAAGAATTAGTTTTTTGTAAAACATTCCATTCACCATTGACATCTTTATCAACCCAAACTTTATTTTTTACATATTCTGCGTTTAGCAGTGGTAGTCCTAAAATGTCTTTAGCTCTTTCAACACGCTGATTGCTTAATTTGAATGTTATTCCTATACCGGTCAATGTTGTTGTCGATGGGTCTATATTTTTAATAACACTAATTGAGTTCAAAGACAAAACACCAATGACTGTGTAATAGCCATTGATATTTGGATTAAAATTAATCACACCAAATAACTCATTCTCTGTCAATGTATGTGGATTGTCAAATACAAACACAGCCTGAGAGTTTAAACTATTGCGAACTGTTATTAAATTGATTCCGAGTCTTATAGGAGTATACACTTTCCAGTCCCCGGCAACATCAGCTACCCAAACATAATCATTTTTATACAAATCACCAATGTTGGCACTATTTAACATTCCAGGATAGAATGCATAAGTTTGTATATCATCAATATTAACATAACCTGCTGAAGGCAATAGATTTTCTTCTGTCGCAGAAATAGATGGTAAGAAATTTACGTCCTTAGGAGGTGTGCTATAATTTTTTATGTCATAGAATTGAATCTCTTGGTGCGCTCCATCTTCAGTTATTCCTTGTGTGATTGAAACTATTGAAGGATTACCTACAAGCAGTTTTTCATCCAAAGTAACTTCAATGAAATTTTTGTTCATTTTTCCACCATACTCTGATTGCTTAATAGCCCAGTTGTCATGGAAAGTGTAGTTTAAATCAGTTTCCTGAAGAGTTGCACCCAATAAAATGTCTAAAGAGTTCTTTGTCCCTTTATTAACGATCATACTCTTGTATAAATTAACTTGAGTGGTATCATCTAAGTTTATTTCACTGAAATAATTTCTAGGTCTATATCCAATCAATGAGAAACTCAATAGGTCTGCATCTTTTTTCAGATTCGTTGTATTGCTATCATAGTATAATGTTGATTCTTTTGCTCTAGTACTTGCATTTGGTAGTAATCCTTTTTGCATCAAATTGTAATCGACTGGATTCCATTCTTCTGGTTTAAAAACAGATTGCGGTTTGCTCATTGCAGGTAAATAAATCCAATAAGAATTTTTATACTTAACAATTGACCCTTTACTATATCTTACGTTTGCTTCCCAATCAAGAATATTGTCTTGGTTAATGATGAATCCAGGTGCATTCAACGTGCCATCCCATTGAGCAGTTTTGCTACCGCGCATAAACAAACGTTGTTGTCTTAATCCTGTTTTCAAATTAAACAAAATATCATTAAAGACAGTAATGTTATCAAATATAACTATGTGTTCATATGAACTTATATTAGCTTTAAAGAAACCAATAGCATCACCAGAATTCAATACTTTTACTGTAAACGTTGTACCTAATCTAGTTATTGCTAAGTCTTTTAATGAGATTGGAATTTGATTCTGATTGAATATCAAATTATTGTTTGTGTCGGTTAATGATTGAACCACACCAATTGAATTTGAAATTGTCAGAGAAGAAGCATTTGGATTCAGGTTAATCACACTACCCTCTTCCCATCCAGAATCTACCCAATATAGAACTTCAACAATCATTTGTCTCCAATTGATTTCAATTCCATTTTCTATATTTTCAAAAGTAAAACCAACAGACGCAAGATATTTACCATATCCGTTTAGAAAATTAGCTAATGTTAGCACAGAGGTAAATTCATATCCATAAGGATATATTGTAGTTGAATTAAAGAAGTGAGTAGAAAGACTAACTGTCTGGCTACCCATGCTAATATTTTCATATCTACCATCGAATCTAGGATCATTAGCTACAAAATATGATCTTTCTTTGTCATTACCATAAACTCTATATCCTTTTCTAGTTCTTTGAATAATAACACTGCTGTAAATGATATTTTTTGTTGGTTGATTATGTGTCAATAAAATATTGAAACTCTCATCCGGTATTAATAAACTGTTGTTTTTACTATTTGGACTACCTTTTTCGGCAAAGAATTTTAACAATGACTTGTCACTAAATCCTGCCATTCTATAAGCAAGTCTAACATCAATGTTTGTAATATACTCAACTAATTGAGTATGTCCGTCAATACCATATTGATTTGCATAATCGACAATCCAATTGAACAAACTATGGGTAGCAGTTCCGTCACCGTAAACAGGAATGTCACTTGTAGTTTGGCGTTTTCTGTTAAAAATTAAGTATTGATTAAATTCAGTGTTATATCTATATGCATCTAAGTTAATACCAAGGCTAAAAAACTCGGCCGGTTTAGTTAATGCAAATATGCGTAGTAAATCAAACGGCCATGTACTACTTTTTTTGTAACTATATTCCGCAGGACCTGTATCAGCTACGTTCCATGTATTTTTAAATGACAGACTATTGTAAGAGTTAACTATACTAACAAAAGGAGAGATCAATCTGCCAGCCGAGTCTACTGGTAATACTTCTAATAACCTTGATCTAATTCTTCTTTCGTTAACATAACTGTCACCGTTATTCCAAATTAAACCATTACTAATATCGGTCCATAACAATGTATTATCACTTGTATAAGGGGCCTCNCCGTATCTATTATTCCACCAGCTAGGTTTATTAACTAAACCTAGCATTTCCCAAGGAGTAGTATGCGGTGTTGTAGTATCATAATACCATAGATATATACCTCTCCAGTAACCTTGATTAACGTAGGAGTTATCTAACTTATTTTTAGTCCCTTTATAATTCCATGTAAACTCATTAGTTTCAAAATATGTCTGGGCGGTGTAGTCAATGTTGTTGTTACCTGCCCAATTCAAAAATTGAGTAGCATAAATTGCATTTATTTCGTCAAATGTATAATCAGATTTTCTGAATTGTCCTGGTATTATTTCATCGTATTCTACGGGAATCTTTGCATTAACCTTTAAGTTATTGTAAACTCGTTTTTCAAATTCTAATAATGCTCTATCTCTGTTGTCTTCTAAGAAACCATTGTTGTATTCGCCAAACAACTTAGTAAGTGAGCCATCATGTCCTTTGATAAAATACGTAGGTTTACTATACGAGTCATCTAATATAACTTCAGGGATATATGAAGGATAGAAACCTAATTTAGTTGGGGTGTTCGGGACATAATTACCATATGTCTGTGAATATTCTCTGACAATAATAACGTCATTTGGTAACAAATCTGTATTAATGCGTAATAACTTTTCAGTGTTTTTTACGACATAATCAATATCTTTCATTAATTGAATGGTTCTTTTTGTACCATCTATGATTCTAGACAGGTATACTAAAATACCAAAATAGTTTGCATTTGTAAAGTCATAAAAACGTGATAGCGGAAATATTGATGCATCTACAGAACTATTGAACGTGTATGTCTTTTGAGAATGAACTCCCTTACATGGGATCATGTCACTCCAAAAGAAACTCATTGTCTCATCTCTGTTATTAGTAATTTGCTCTAATGCATCGTCTAATATAATTGAAGCCGGTTGAATTGATAGGTAGTCATTATTGTTAACCATATCTAACAATGATGTTTTAAATTTAGTGTACTGGTTACTATTAAACAACAATGCATCCAAGAAATTAAACTTTGATGCTTTTGTTAAAATTGCAGGTGTTATTAACGATGAGCTATTTTGAATAATTCGAGTACCATATGGTACTGTGTTTCCTAAATCTCTAAAATTATTAGGCCCAAACGCAGGACCCTCAATGGTTTTTAGATTGTTGCAAATACTTTTATAATGACCGCGCAGATCACCTAAATTAATAGTAGAGATTTCTTCATTAAAGGGATTATGATCAAAGTTACTTGGGATCTGATAATACCCAATCTTGGATACTTGATCACTGTGAATTAAAATCTCAACTGGTGTCCCTATCGGTGGTGGAGTTAGCAATGTTATTTTAGTTGTTGTAGCAGAGGTAGTATATTCGTAATCAGTTATTCTTTGATTATCTTCATATACCGTAATGACTGGCCACTTAGTAGATTCAGGGTCTTTGGCTGCAATATCACATATTAAAGAAGAACCAGTGTAAACTAAATTGAAAATTTGATATTGAATACTATATTCAACTGCTGTCCGCCATCCAATCAATCTAGTAAAATCAATATTAGAATCATATGAATGGACATATCCATTGTTAATGTTAGAGGTAATTGAAGTACTATCAGCTACATAATTGAATGTGTCAGAGTTTAACCTTGATTCAAATACGATATCACCGATATTTGTTATTGAACTATATTTAATTGGGAAATTTAAGATAGGGTCGGGTTGACCGGCACCCTCAGCATAACTAAATAGTTTTGTACCACTAAAGTCAGTTCCTGGGTAATATTCATCGTTCCCGTAACTAATACCATTAGAATCAAATAAATCAAACAACGGTGGTTGGTTTATTGTTTTCTTAGATTGTGCTTCATGCCAATTTGATCCATCAAAATAATAAGTAAGTCCCTTAGAATACTCACCCTTTGTTATAACTGTTTGATCATTAAACCGCACTTCTCCATTGACTACTTTGCTTAAAGTTACCTTAAACCTGAAATCACTGTTGTTATCAGCTAACGACACTATAAATATTTGTCCTTTAATTTTAGGATCATCATCATTTGCAAAGATAATTCGTGCGCCATCAAATGCAAACGAGGATGCCCCGTCAGGATGATATGTGGTTGCTAACTTACCGGATACTTGAGTAAAAGCATTAGTAGTATTCAAATCAATAAAATCAACAGGAGGTTTGCCTATTGCACCTGAATTGAATAATTTTAAGTCAGGGTAAAATTCTATTATTGGNCGTTTGGCTCTAACATCTGAGTTATTAAAAGCAGACAACACTAANGGACTATTTGAATTTTTTTCTAGTGTTAAATTTAAAGCATTTACATGAAACCATCTATTACTACGACTCCAGCCATTTTTATTTTTGCTACCTCGACCAATTGTAATGTAGTCTGGCAATGCAGGTACTAATGCACTATCACTATATGGACTAACATCGAACCCATCAGAGTCTAATGGAACTGCTTCACCTTCAGTGAATGGTTCAGGTACAAGTTGTTCTGAAACAGGTATTAATTGAATGGATGATCCAACCCCCTCAACATAGTATGCGTCCTGTAAATATTCTTCTGGAAATACATTACCAAAGAATTTAACTTTTATGCCATTAGTAAATTTTACATCATTTGGACTTATATAGTTTGGTTTGTTTAATATATCTTTAAGCACATCAATTCTTGATAGATATAAACCATCAACCAAGTTGATCTTACCAAATTGTGTTTCTGTCTTGCCGTCTTGATAATATAGAGTATCTAAGTTTGCAGTAATTACAGGAACCAATAATATCTCACCATATGTATTTCTTACAAGAACACGATTAACATATTCTTTTCCATTGGTGACTTGAATACGTTGGTCGTTGGGTATTGCACTATGTTCTTCTAGATATATTGTTGGATTGTTGATATCACCAACTAATGTAATTTTATAAAAATTATCATTTACTGTAGTTGTTTTGCCTTCTTCAAGACCGCCCACATTAACCTCTGCCAATAGTGGAGCATTTGAATCAGTTGACCCGTTTGTTAGTGCTACAACTGTTCCGTCAAACGTTGGTGCAATAGTAAACGTAGTTGAACTATTAACAGTTTTAACATAGTATACTTGACCAACTATTATCCCACCAAACGATATGCCAGAAAAAGTAATATCAGAACCAACTGCTAAATCACTAGTTGAGGTGGTATGAATTAGATTACCAATTGCTTCTGTTTGTGTAACTTCAATACTTATTTTTTCAACGTTACCAGGTGAATCACTATCAAAGTCATACTCATCAAAGAATGTACCGCGATAGCCAATATCTGCTGAAGTAGATTTGTAGAAAAGCAATGTCTTACCATTGAAGTTTACTTCTCCATCAATTTGACTAAGTTCGCTTAGTGACTTACCATGCACTTCATCAAACTTTTTATCAGAAACTAAATCAACTGATAAATTACCAGGATAGTAGTTGTCATTCTGTGAAGATGATAATGGTACTGTGAAAGTAATTGTGCCTTGAGTAGAACCATTGAAGTCAACTCCAACAACTTCTCTTGTACTAATGTTAGGACTGTCGGCTCTTACTCCGCTAGTGCCCGGTTCCGTTTGGATCCAAAATTCAGAATCTTGACTAACCGTAAAGGTATATGTTCCACCTCTAACCAAAGTTATAGTTGGATTATTTTCAGTAAAAGTCTGTAGCAATGAATTCAATGAATAAGCAGCACCAATATTAGTAACTGTGAAATCTAAATTATTGAAAAGCGTGTTAGTAGCTACAATGATATCGTCCGGTCCCTGTGGTAACCAGTAATATTGACTATAGTTAATTATCTTGTCTAGTTCAGTGAAGCTGTCCCAAGAATAGAATTCGTTATTAAAAAGTTTGTTATGGTCAAGACCCAATGCACCTTCAGTTCGTAAGCTATCAATCAATCCTGAATAAGGTATTGCATCAATTGCAACATCAGTATCTTTCTTTTTAAAAACAACAGCAGGTTCTAATTGATAATCAGTTCTTTCTTTAGTAGGCTCATTTACATAGCCATCACTAGCTGTTACTCCATAACCAAATTTACTACCTACAAATCCCTGAACTTTTACAAAGTCAGGTTGCTGAGTAATCTGATCTAATGTTGCAGCCAAAAACTGTTCATTAGATTTTGTCTTGAATATCTCAGGTAAAAAATCAATTGTTCTAACTTGTGTAGCCATATCTGGTTGCCTATATTAACCTATTTGTAATTCTGCCGGTGATAGTGAAGTGATCACCGTGATATCACTAGCTTGCGCCGCGTTGACAAAAATCTCATAAGGGGAGCTATGTATCTCATACAAATCCCCAAATTTTAATGAAGGATCGTTTGGTACTAATACTATTGAACTTACTAAATCGCCAATGGTGCTATGAGTGAATGCACTTAATTCGCTAAAATAAAATGTATCGCCAAATGTCCAATTGTCAATTGAAAAATATGAATTCATTGAGGTTAATACTGCTGACCGAACTTCACTATCGCTGGCAGTTGTTGTGCCAGATTTAATAACCTTAATAGTTGCTTGTAGTTTTGATTCTGCCTTTATACCAAACAATGGTTTAAATGTTACACAGTTTAATATCAGACTATCAGTCAACATTTTATAATCATTTACTGTTGAATAAATTAGATTCAATTCATCAAGCGTTGGTTTCTCTGGTTCTGATAATCTACCACTTGAATCCTTAATCCAATTTTGATACTGTGTATAGTAACTCTGTGTTACTAAGAACAAATCAATGATATTAGTGGTTGCTGGATCAATACGTGTAGTATTACTTGAGTTGTGTTTGTATTGGAAAGCTAAACCTTGGCGACCTATTTTTGCAATATAATTGTCAACTTGGACAACTTCAATTACATTCTTGTTACTAGTATTCTGTATTGTTTTATAAAAAGTTTTTTCTTTACCTGCAAAAAATACACTATTTGGTGGAAACTCGTATCTCACCAAAGCAATTTCTTGTCTGCTAGTGTAAGCATAGTTAATGGTGTTAGTTTCTACCATTTGATATCTAGTTAATAAGTTAGAATCAGTAATCAATTCAAAAAATACATATTTAAAAAGATTAGTTGAGCCAGTGGCATATCCTGTTAGTAGGTAGAAAAAATCAGGATTCTTGATTGCTCCGGCTGTATTTGGATCCGTGCTTGATACTTCAACACTATAATCATCCACATACCCATCTATTTCAGTTAGTTGTCCCACTATACTTAATTTAGTATCAGTAGGGAAAGGATAGTTACTATCAGGATAACTGTTTACTTTTAGAACATTGATATAGTCTTGTAATAATTTTCCTGTTGCAGGATCATATATAATTCTATTTTTATTAAAAGCAAAACGCACACTTGAAGAACTTGCAAAGTAATAAGCAATAGATTTATATGTTACTTTATATCTACCAGATCCTAAACTTTCAAATTTAACAAAATATTTGCTATCTGTAACTGTACTTAGGTACCATCGGTCTTGATTCACTAATAAGTCATTTCTAAAAACCAAACTAAAATTTTGACCTAATAGGACTTGAGTAGAAATTTCTTGTATCAATGTAGTTGGTAATGAGTTTGTAAATGACGGTAATACTTCCCGTAAAATCAATCCGGTTTGTAGTGGATTATTCAACGTTACAGGACCGTAGCCAGTAATCAGATTACCTTCGCCGTTATTAGTCCCTTCACCGATAACAGCAGAAATACTTGTCCAAAGATAAATGCTATCAGCAATGCCTGGCAAACCTTCTACTAACTTATTATTTTTATTGAAATAATATCCACTTGGAGCTTTAAATTTTAATAGAGCGCCTTCAGTAAGATATTTTACGTTACCAGTAGTAAATACCCCAATTGAAACAGGACCGGAATTGTTATAAAAATAACCAGTTGATTCTAAATCGTTAAAGGAACTTTGATGCCACATGATATCGTTGTCCCCGGAACTAGCATCAATTTTATATCTTACGAATTGTTGAGTATAGTATTGAAAAACTCGGTGATTGTTCAATGCATTGCTTAACGTATCAGTTAGAAAAACTAAAATATCATTTGTAGTATAAGCATTAAAAATTAGATTTCCATCAGTTTCTTCTATATACAATCCACCGTCATCAGCAAAGACGTTAGTACTTGAATATTTTCCTGTTGGGTCTAGTAAATCAAAATTTCTACTAACGCCAACACTACTGCGGTTCAACGCTTTACTTTTGATAATACTATTAAAAAGTGTGAAGGGAAAGTTATTATAATCTTCTCCGTTAACCATACGATTTTGGCTGTAGTATCGTTGTGGAGCACGTTGTTTAATATTAGTTAGAGATTCTCTTCCCTGTGCGTTTGAGATTGGTGTCATCAATTCTAATGATATTGATAATGTTTCGATTCTTCCGGTTCTACTGACATATGTCATAATAATAGAAGTACCTTGAAACTCATCTGAATTAATTGTATATGTCAATGCATTACTAGTTCTAACATATGCTCTAAAGTTACCGTTAGGTATTTTACCAAATACACCGTCGCCAAACGTATAACTTACTTGATCGTTGAATCTAGAAACTACACTAAAAATCTGTTTGTTATTAGAGGTTTGTGTATTTCTAGTACTATCATATATATTTTCTACTTGTGTCCAGTTTTTTTCTAAACCAGTAATAGGATCAAGTCTATACAACCAAGTATCATTATTATTAATCCCTTGAATATTAATATCGATCAACTGATTGCCAATTTGTTCTGATACATTAAAGTTATAAGGCTGCAATGAACCTTGCTTGAAGTAGATAAAGAAGCCAGTATTAATACTCCCATAACCTAGTTTGTCGTTTCTATAAAGAATATTAAAATTTGAATTTAAGTTAGGACTCATCTCATATACATTATCTGCGTTTAAACTTGTTACACTGACACACTCAAAATTCATGTTAGTGCCCTGTACTACTGCGCTAAAAGAAGCAACAGGTAATATGCCTGTTGATCGTTGAACCGTATACTCATCGGTGCGTACCCCTAAAATGTCTTTACTATTTCCAGGTCTACCAACACGCTGNGAAGTTATTAGGGCGGCATTAATAATACTATTAAATTGTTCTTGCCAGTTTGGATTTGCAGGATCATTCCATAATACTGTTAGGTTACTTAATTGCAATCCATTGACATCCCTAACCTGCTCAGTGGTTTGTATAGATGAAATCTTCAAATATCCTTGAGCGGCAATATTACGTTTTGGGTTATATCCAACTAAGTTTGCTAGTTTAATAACACTGTCGCGGCGTTCTGCGGTGTCTATAAAATTTTCACGGGCATTCAAATCATCACGGAAAGCAAGAGCCTGTCCCATATAAGCAATAACATCTAGTAATGCTACATATTCACTAGATTCAACATAATCATTGAATGTTTCTGGATAATATGTTTGTAAATAATCCACAAAGGTTTTACGAAGGGTTTCGTAATCATAACTCTGTAAATCTGCTTGTCTATATGTTTTATAGATGGATTTCCAGTCATTTACACCAAAAATAGAAGTTTGTCGTGAACTTGTGGCCATATTATATAATCTCTTTTATATATTTATCATATAAAAAATGGCTGTTTTTAAGATCCAATTGCCATTGAACTGTTCTGGTCGAATAATATTGATAGTGAAATAGGATTATTGAAGGGTAGCACATACATATCAATAGTCATTGATATTCCATTCTCCCTAGGTACTACCCCAGTAATACTTACTGCTATTCTAGGGTCAAAGGAAGCAACTCTCATAATTTCTTCTTCTAAGACAACTCTTGTTTCAGTTGTGTTTGGTTCAAATACAAAACTCCACAAAGAAGTACCGTATCCTGGATTACCGGGCTTAGACCCTTGTTGTATGTTTAGTGCATTAATAAAATCTTGAATTACTAATTCCTCATCAAGCGTTCTAAATTTATTCTTAGACTTCATTGGCGAGTTTAGTGGAATGCTGCCGGCAACGCCGGTGTTAGTTGAGTCTATTGTTTGTCTCACTTCATTGACATGTTGTGTGTTAAATCCTATGTATGTTGCCATGATAAATCCTTAAGTTATTTGTGCCGGGGGTGCAGATCCGGTTTGATTGGCATATATTTCACCTCTGATTTGTTCAATTCGTTTCAGACATGTTTGCCATTCTTCTTTAGCTGCGGTTGTTTCTGCGGCTTCTTCACCGTTCTTTTTCTTAGAATTGAAATATTTTGTTTGTAAATCCCATTTTTTATTAGTATCAAGTTCAGTTAATTCTTTTTTCAACTTGTCATAGTTTGCAGATTGGGATGCTGTTGGAACCGAAAATGATCCTGTTGGAATACCATCACCTAAATTACCAGGTGGCATTTTCAAATCACCCAACAATGCGCCAAATTGGGCAGATTGAACTGCTGTGTTTGTTGTACCCACAGCCACTGTAGGTAAAACAATACTTGATCCGCCTGTTTTCATTGAATTTAAAGATGCGCTAAGTTTTGCAGATTCTGCAGGACCTAAATTTTTGTTTGCTACATCAGTAAGTTTATTTGTTCCGGTAAGTTTAGTCTTAAGAGAAGCAATAGCACCCTTCACTTTATCTGCACCTGCTGAAATACTTGATTTGATAGATCCTAGTACGCCCGAAATTCCAGCGGTTCCGGGTAATGATGCACCACTTGTACCGGAACTAGCTGTTGCAGTTGTGCTTACTAATGGTGGTACTCCCAATCTAGAACGTATATACGGATCAGTGGGGTCAGCGTTGCCAAAAGACTTCCTTTGCTCATCTGACAATCCAGCATAAGGATTTTCTTTAGTAGGCATATTATTATCAACAATCATTGATTGCCCTTCATGATTTACTTCTACTAGATTTGATGCTGTTGCACTACCTGCTGTTAAATTAGCAGTTCCACTAGGATTAGGAGTGAAGAATGCTTTAATTTTAGAACCCACTTTTGATAATGATTCTTTTAATGTTGGTGCTTTTACTGCTGTGCTCTGGGGAGCCTGTGCTCCTGCATCCAAGGCTGCAGTTTCACCTGCATCTACGGCTGCTTTTTCTTCATCATTTTTTGCATTGATTGTTGTTAGATTTTGTGGTTTGCCTGCAGTTAATGACTTGAAGCCTTTCTTAATTTTATCAAACGCGGAAGATACCGCACCTTTTAAATTATCAAGAATTTTTGCTCCACTTAATGGTCCTGTAGCTTTTTCTTGAATGTCAGCCGCTTTGTTACCAGAACCTACTATGTCTTTTATAGAACCAGACAATTTTTCACTTATGTTAGATGGAATCTTAATTCCTAATTTAGAAGCTATTTTGGAAGCTATTGCTACTCCACCGGCAACTATTGCTGCACCTATTTTACTTGGAAGACTTGTATTTGTTCCGGCTGCGGTAGACTTAACATAATCTGCTGTTGCCTGTGTGCCATGGGTTGCGCCTGCTAATACTAATCCACTAACTTGTGATGAATCTTCTTTGCCAGTGATTACTCCTGCTGTTGTTAATGCAGTTTTTGACTTAGTTAACAAATTATTTGCAACTGTAACTTGAGCAGAAGTATTATTAACTAAGTCTTTCATTGAATTTATACCGTCTTTACCAGTAAAGATATTTGGAGGCATCGCTTGTTCGATAGTCTTACCACTAGTGGTTGCGGCAACCACAGCATCTGCTGTGCCGGGTTTAATATAACCAGCAGCCTCAAGTTGATGTGGATTCAATCCCAAAGGTCCAACAGTGGGAACTTTTGCTCCATCTGCTTCTTTTATAGCCGCTACTTGATTTACCGATAGCCCAACTTTTTGATCAGCGGTCTGTGAATTAACCGCTATCTGAGAAACTAATGCTTTGTTTTCTTCAGTGACATTATTAGGAACAGTTGATTGTACTGCTGAACTTGCAACCGGAGAAGTAGAATTTTCGTTTGCGGCAACGTTAGTTGCAGTGACGGCTGGTGAAGCGGCTTCTGGTAAATTAGCGTCAGCAGTCAAATCAATTTTTACATTTACACCTTGATTT